GGCTCTTCTTCATGGCCTCACCTATTCAAATGATCCCAATTCTTAATGCTGGATGTGTTCAAATGTGACACCACATTGTTAGCCAATCCAACAGCTTTCTTCAAATCTTTTTCAAGCTTCTTCTTTTCTGGATGATCGCGAGGCATTCTCTTTAGAAAATCTTGAAGCTCATCTAAACCATCTTGGACTTCTGTTAACTTATCAAACACATAAAATTTTGCGTCCTGTAGTTCACTATCCATTCGCTGGTTTCTATTAGCTACCTGACTTCGAGGTACTTCATTAAGAAGTTACTAGCGGATAATATGTCATAACTCACTCATATACATTGTTATCCTATAAAGTTAAACCATCTTCAGTGCAGCAAGAATACCAGATGTCTGCTCAAGAAACTTCTTGGGATCCTTACCTGCATCTTTATACATTGAGGGATCGATACTTTTGGGCATCATTTTATCTAGAGCAGCCTGAAGTGCTTGTCCGTCGTCTTGGTGCTTTTTAGCTATAGCCACCTGTTGTGACACTACCTTGATAAGATCTTGTGGGATCTTTCCGTTGTTTGAAGCCTTTATCCCCATCACGAGCGCCTTGATTCCAAGCTTATCTTTAAGACTTAGTTCATTGATTGCACGAGATCGTTTGCCACGTTTCGCGTGAGATAGCTCTTCTCTAATCATTCTTCTTAATTCTGATTTTCTCATTGTTATCCTAGTATTGCGGGCAGGGCATTGCTGCCCCACCCGCGTTGTTTACCTTACTCCTCGAACGAGACGCCCTGAGGTGTTAGGTTGAAGTATAGCACGATTGTCTCAGCAGCCTTGGTAGGCTTAATGAAGATTTGTGCTACAATCTGTCCACGATCAATTACGTCTGGAGTATTGACAGTATCATCAAGAATGATTCTGAAGTCCTCCAAACCACGCTTGATTCTGATAAGATCAAGCACTGGCTGAATGATCGCCTGCAGTCTGTCACGAGTTGCTTCATCATTGGGCTCGAACACTACGAACTTGGCAGCACCCGCAATTACCTTGCGTGCGTAAAGAAGCATTCGACGAACGTTGATTCGGTCGAGTGCGGTGCTACGTGTCTGTAGAGTCTTTTGACCCCAAATTGCAATACCCTGTCCAGGGAATGTTGCAATAGGATTGATCTTGCCTTCGTAAAGTTCATCACGATCAGCCTGAGTCAATCTGTATTCTGCCTTGGTTACGTCAGTCAAAAGACCACGGTTCAAACCAGCAGCTGCCCACCATGGGTAAGCAACCTGATCCGTGTAGGCAAGAGCCTCAAGGACCTGGGCTGTTGGCGGTCTCCAAATGAATGCAGAGTTATCTGAATCGTAGAACTTGACGTATGGCCAATATGTTGCAGCGTAGTTAGTATCAATGCTTGAAATCGCATTAACAGCTGCAGTAGCAGTTGAATGACCGTCAGGCATATCACCAACGTATAGAGTATCAGCACGATCCTCTACCATTGTAATAGCATACGATCCAATAGCATCGGCAATTGATACACCAGGAATAGCCAACACGTTAATGTTGTACTCTTCTGGATTTTCAAGCGTATCGATTGCATCCTTCCATGAATCCTCTTGATCAGTGGTTGATGCGTTTGCAAGAAGCTTACGCGGACCTGCTGCACGATTCCAACCATCTCGTCCGCCAAGGACGGGAACTAGGAATTTACGCTCAGCCTTGCTCAAACCGGTCAATCCGCTAGTAGATGTGATCAAACCAGCAGATGAGCTAGCACCACTGTCAATGTGGAAACCGGAAAGAACGATTGCATTCGTTGTCTCGGTAAGATCCCACTGAGACCAATCATTATACATAACATGATCCTTAGCAAGATTATCCCAATCAACCCCGAAATACTGTCTTGCAGTTGCAACTGAAGAATCATAGCTCTTCTTCATAGGCCAGTTTGGCATACGGAAGGCATTAGCATCTTCTCCTGGTGCATTTACGCCGCGGAAACCAGCTGGTACTCTACCGCTATGATCTCCTGCAGTTACCTCAACATAGATGTGCTTGGAAACAGGATCAAATTCTCCTGTACCATCGCGGCTGTCACCAATCTGGCGTGCGACATAAGTCGTTGCAGATTTGGTCATGGTAAGCTTGTTGAAACGCTCAAGAACAACCTGACGGCTATCTTTATCGTCCCACTCACGAACTACGATATCGAACGTTGCATTTGTGGGATCGATTTCCTCAATAGCAATCTTGATATCACGGTTGGCAGCATTACCATCGCTGCGCGTGTAAATTGTAAATAGCGGATCACCTTCTTCACCCGCTGTAGCGATATCTGAAAGAATCACTGGTGAACGGGCTTGAGCATATCCATTCAACGAGAATGGATGTGTTCCGCTAGTAATTGTTTGTGTATATGCACTCTTGGTATAAGCAGAAGAACCAAGCTCTTCTGAACCTGAAATGTCGAGTACCTTCATTAGCTGTGATTCAAGCGACCCTGTGGTTGCTGTGAAAACATTGCCAATGTAATTTCTAGCTGTCTTAGATGCTACAGATACTGTTCCGGAAAATGCTGCTGAAGAAGCAGAAAATCCGAATGCAGTTGTAGTTGCATCAACACCAGATTCTACAGCTACTGTGCCTGGATTGCCGCTAAATGCTAGCGCAGCAATAATATATTCCTGCCCAGATCCACCGGCATCAGCTGTAGCTGTAATATAAATGATACGATCTGTACCATCTGCCCAAACGTCCTCTTGTCCAAGGACGCGGACTACGAAAGCACTGTCTGCATACTTGAACCAATTGTTTGCTGCATACGGAACATACATTTCCGTATCGAGATCACCGAACTGCTCTCTGAACGCACCCATATTTTCAATAAGGGTTGGCTCAAATGCAGGACCTTTCTGTGTCTCTCCAATCAGTCCAAAAGCACCATTCTGGCGCCATCAACGACTTCAAATTCATCATCATCGATGATGTATGCTGCTGCTGTTACATCGAAAACAGTATGCAGTATTCTTTCACCGGAGGCTTCATCAACTTGTGATTCGTCTCCAATGCTCTCAATGGTCATTGGCATTTTGTGTCCGTCAATATCAAGATATGCTTGAATTGAAGCAAAATGCTTAATGAGTTCTTCATTGATCTTATTAATATCAGAGATATAATGCGTTAGCACTCTTATCTCATATGACATATCGACTCTAATTGGCTGTGGCACTCTATAGTGTCTGTAAGTTGTACCTGTCTCGGCGTATACAGGGACTTTAAATGTTGTGAATCGTCTTGGTTGTGGAATTCTCCCTCGCTCGGGCGTACCCTTCGCTATAGAAGTGCGGCGGATTGTGATATATGGCATAGCAACTACACCGTCATCATCTTGAAATTGCCACTGCTTCTGAAATTCACCCCACTTTTCATGGGTCAGGAAAAATACGGGAGTCATCTGGTTTTCGATCTCTATGTCCCTAGTGTTAAACCAGTCATACACTGCCTTGTCAATGTCTTCAAAACCTATAGTTCGCGGAAAATAGGTAGCCTGCTGTTCCAACAGATTAACTTCTTTCGGCCAAACGAGGTCGTCGCCTAGTGATGATAGTTGTTTACCTGGTGGAATTCGCTTCATTGGCTTCCTTTATTAAATGGACACGATATAAAGTATCGTTAGTCCAAGCATGATATTTTCTAAAGATGGGTCAAATAGTGCTACTAAAGTTCCCGATCTAAA